CCCCGCGCCTGCTCCCGTGGCGATCTGTGACATTTTAGTTTCTAATGAAGGGAAATTTTGCCGATTTTGACGTTTTTGCGTCGATTATGTAACACCAACTAATTAATTATTGGCGCGCGCGCAAAATGGCCACAACGCATTACATGCACCGAAGTATCAAATCAATTGCCGGCAATTGTGTTGTTTTGCCGTTATTGGTTATAAAGTATGCAATTATTGGTGCAATTGGCATGTTTTGCGCGCCATGCATGCGCGCCAACCCGGGCAAAGGGGCCTTTGATCTATTTCACGCGCGCATAATCGGCAAACGAATATTCAACAATGCCCGATTGTGTGAAGTGTTGAAAAATCCCCTTCTGTTCTTTTGCCGTTTTGCGGGAATGACATGCCGGGCAAAGGGATTGAAACCAATTTTTCGCAAACGCATGCGATCCAATGGCATGCCATGGGAAAACGTGATCGACATGGTTTGCCGGCACAATCCGGCCTTCTAACATGCAAGATCCACACAATGGGGCAATGGACAATTGCCGGGCCTTTATGGAATGCCATGCCTTTGTTTTGTACATGGCATTGAATTGATCCCGGGTTTGTGTGGTTTGTTGTTTGCCGGCATGCATGTCACAAAAGACACTTTTGCCCGATCTAGGGGCTTTGCAGCCTAGGGTTTCACACTTTGTGTTTGTTGGCATGGTTGGCATAAGGTAATTATCCACAATGCCCGGACTTATGCACACAATCCACACCATGCACCGGTTTGGTGTTACTTTGCACCGGTTTAGATCACTCAACACCATATTGGTGCATTGATACTTTTGCCCTAGTATACTAAACTAAACCCTAGGTTTTCAAATTGGCATTGTTTTGCGTTGGCACAATGTTTGCGCCTACAAATTGTGTCCATATTGGACGCATGCCCCTAAAAATGGGGTTATCCACAATCAATCGTAAGGGTTATATCATGCAAAAACATGCTTTTTTTGATCGCATTCTTTATGCGTTGTTGTTTGTGTCTTTTTTGATCGTTTGGTTAACGGCGTAAGGGGCATATCATGGGTTGGACATTTTTTGACGCAAACGGACAAAAACCCGGTGAAATTCTTACCCGGGAATATACGCAACCAATGCAAAGGCCGGACGGGACTTTGCAAACACAATGGCGCGTTGTTGATCAATCGACAAAAGGCCGGGTTTGGTATGCGGTAATTGAAACCACAAACCCGGACGGGTACAAACGGCACTTCGGTGCAATTGTGTTGTTTACCCTAAAAAATGGCCAGTTTGGGCATAAAGATATGGACGAATTTTGCGGTCCATATGCTGCAAACGCGCCGATCCGGATTGTCGATTTGTTGGACAAATTGGCCCCATTAGATCCAAACGCGCATGACTTCGGCACAAAGTCCGCGATCCAATGGCGCGCCAATTGCCGGGCAAACGCAAAAAAACCTAGGCGCGCATATACAAAAGGCATGCGCGTTGAACTAGGCGATTATGTTTACATTCTGCAAAGCAAAGCCGGCGCGCGCCGGGGTTGGTTTGTAACGCTAGAAGGCCATGCCATGCAATATCGCATGACTTCTAAACAATTGGCACAAACTAAAAACGTATAAGGGGCAAACATGCAAAAAATTATCTACCTAAAAAAGGCCGAAGCACAATCCATATGCGGCACAATGACGCAAACGTCAAAAATGCCTTGCAAATCCTATAGTTTGCCAACCGAAGCATGCAAAACCGGCTACAAAATGGCACAAATTGAAGGATCAATTTGCAATTCATGCTACGCAAACAAAGGGTTTTATTCAATGTATCAAAAGACAATCAAGCCGGCACAATTTGCCCGGCTTGATTCTTTAAACGATCCATTGTGGATCGACGGCATGGTTTCATTGATTGGCAAAGATCCCTTCATGCGTTGGCACGATTCTGGGGACCTTCAAAGTGTCGATCACTTAGAGAAAATTGCAAAGGTTGCAGAATTAACCCCGGACACAATGCATTGGTTGCCAACCCGGGAATATTCGTTTGTAAAACAATTTATTGCAAAGCATGGCAAATTGCCGGCAAATTTGATTGTCCGATTGTCGGCAATGTATCCGGACCAACCGGTAAAAATCCCGTTATCGCTGCAAGGGATCGCAAACGTTACCGCGTCCAATGTCCACACAAAAAACCCGATTGGCAAACCATGCAAGGCCCCTTCGCAAAATGGGGAATGCAAAAATTGCCGGGATTGTTGGACAAACGAAGTAATTTCCTATGCTTTGCACTAATGGGGCCAAAATGAATAAAAAAGAATACAAAGATTATTTGCGATCAATGAAGGATAACGGATCTGCACACACAATCCGGCATGCAAAAGAATGCCACAAAAACGATTTGCGAAGGATCGACAATTGCCGGATCGATTGGTTTTATGCCGATTTGTTGGCATGGCGCGCGCGTTGGTTATCTAAACCCGATACAACAACAAAAAACATTATCAAATTAACGCAAAAGGTTGCAGCATGACAAATCAACAAATTTGCGATCTATACGACACCAATCCAAACCTTACCCTTTGCCAATTGGCAAAGATCACCGGCAAATCGGTCCAAACTTTAAAACGCATTCTTATGCAAAAAACAGAAGGGGCAAAACATGCTTGAAATTGGCAATATTGGCGCGCTAACCAATGGCATGCCGGGATTATGGGTGATCGATACAATCTGGCATGCCGATCAATGGCTTTGCCTTCATGCGTTGGACAATGAAGAAAACCAAACCGAAGCACACTTTGCGGACTTTTGGCTTTTGTTGGATCGCATGCCCTAGGCGTCAAATCTAAAAAAATGGGGCTTTTGTCCCGTTTTTTTAGGTTTGGCTAGTTAGTTGGCACTCACTTCGCTGCAAAATTTTGCGCGTTTTAAGGGGCCAATTGTTTAAACCCTTACCCGGGTATCAACCGGCAATAATTTTGCGCCAAACGTGATTTTGATCGATTTGCCGGCCCGATTTTTGGCATGTCCGGGATCAAAAAACGCCGGCATGTTAGTTGGCACTCACTTACTAAAAAACGAAGTGAGTACTCACTAACAGGGCCAAAAAAGTAGGTTTGACCCCCACTCAGGGTTTTTGAAAAAAAATTTTGAAGTCGATTTTCTAGGCAGAATTTTTCCTCGACTCGACCACCAGAAAAACTTTTTCGTCTTTTTGTTCGCCCTTGTAGCCGTGGGCATACGCAGCGCGCGCGACAGCCAAAGCCTTGGCCTTGGTGTCAAACGGGCCTTTGCTGCCCCAATACCATTTGCCTTTGACGTTGCGTAGCGGCATGGTCTTATTTCAGGAAGCGCAGCTTGTATTCGGTCGAGTTGATGAGATTGGCAATGTTGTCCACCTCGTTCTGCAACTCAGAATCCTGCGGGAAATTGGTTGCGCGGCGCAGCTTTTCCACCTCAGTCTTGAGGTAGGTCATGTATGCGATTGGCTCGGGCGGCAGGGCGTATTCAGCCTTGTAATCGGTGAGCAAGCCATACTTACCTTGGAACGCCTCAACAAAGCTGTCAACAAGGTCGCCCATTTCTTCGTAGAAATTTCCGAGTGCTTGATGGGCGGCATAGCTGGTGGTGGACAAGTGCAGGATGTGAGCGTTTGTGACGCTATGCAGCAGGCACATGACCATATCCATCACGGGGTCTGGTCCCTTGTGTTGCGCTTCAATGCTGGCTGTATATCGCTTCATTCCAAATGTCCTCGTATTCTTGAACAAACGGGACCGGCACTTCACTAGGCCACATCCCAAGCAAGACCAATTTTCTCACGGTTTTGTAATGTGCCACAACCCACAATTGCTTGCGCTGCTCCTTGCTCAACAGCCTGCCTTGGTCCAGTTCGGCGTGGCAGGTGTAGCACAGGGAGGCAATCAGGTTGTCATCGGCCTTGACCGACCGGCCCTTGCCACCACCCCAATTAGTGTGCGCAGCCACCACGGTTCCGTTATCAGCGCCGCAGGATTGGCAGGGAATCTCCCTTGCGGCCTTGAGTAGCTTGGGACTGCGGATGTATTCATGCTTTGGAATCACGCTTCACCTCTTGCCCTAATTGCCTCAGTCACATCCTGCCGCACATCCCAAGGCTGTTTATGTTTTACCAATGCAATCCAAGCCCTATCTGCGCAAGCCTCTCGCTCATATTTAGCGGCCCGTCTTGTCAAGTCAACAGCATGAATTGCAAACTCTTTGCGCTCGTTCTCTATTACTAAATTGAACAACTCCAACATCTCATGGATGGTTAACGAGTAATGGATTCTTTGCTTTGGTTTACTTGTCAATTCGCATATCCCAAGCGATCTTGTAATTCTGATTACATCATCTTGTGTCATGTGATAGTCGTCACGTTCTTACCGTGGCTCCGTAGTCGGTTTCGGGTCTTCTCAATCATGGTTTCATAGGTCGAGCGAGATACGCTTGAGCGTTGCAGGTCGTGATACTCAATCACTTCCTTGATGGCCTGAATACCCACACCCGTTAAACCTATGCGCTGAATCTTCTCGTATCGTTTGGCAGCGTCATACAACGCCTGCTGCGCCACAGCACAATGAGGCAGCACTTCCGGCCCAATCCCGTTGTCGCCCATGGTTTCAGCAATGTTCATGCAATCCACCAGCAACTGCCAATGCGTCACAGTCCCCTCGCCACGCACGATTGCGTCTATTGCGTTTAGCTCACCAAGGCGCAACTTGTTCAGGCTCTGCTCGTCCGTGATTGCCGCGCCAGCAATGGCATGGGCAATCGGGTCAATTCTTGTGGACCAAATCTTCCTACGACACTTTTTGCGCATCACCAAATACCTTTGCACAGTCTAATCTTTGGGTGTTTGCCCATTTTGTAAAGTTCTTGTCCGTAATGTCAGGCTTTGACCTCCCGGGCTTTTTGCGAAATTTTGGTTTCTCTACCTTGTAATCATCAGGCCATGGAGCGCCTTTTGCTAGAACTGTTTTCACAACGGCGCATCCTCTTCGTTAGCAGGGTTGTATTTGGGCAACCGATAGTCGTTTGGGATTGGTTGAGTTGGGAAGGGCCAGTTCATTTGACTACATTCCAATTTGTGTCATGGTTTCTATTTTGGTAGGCCAAATTACTCATGCCAACTTTTTTACGATTTCTTCTGTGCTGATTTGCTTCATTAGCAAGAGATTGATCTTTTGACACATCATCTAAAGAAGTTGTATAGCTAGATGTTTGCAATTTACGCAAAAGCTCAATATCTTTTTCTGCGGATTGCTCCCATAATCTCTTGCTAATTTTGTGAAGATGTGCGGCAACAAAAACCCTGATACCCGTTTTCCACGGATAGCCTAGTTTTGGAACTCTTAACAATGAAAAATCAAGTTCCTTATGTGTAATGCTTTGATACATTTGAATCGCATCTAAAACATTTCCAGCATTACGCCATGTTTTTATCAAACAAGCATCCCAAATTTTTTGGTCTGTATCCATGTCTTATCCTTTCTTGTGGGTTGAGCCAACTATACCATAGCTATTTCATGTCACGCACAAAAATCGCAAATGATTGAGCCGTGTCGCCAAAAGGCAACGCTTCTATTTTCCGCGCCACTTCTTCCAGCGTCTGCTCCCTGACCCTTGCCTCAAGCTCTCTCAACTTGGCCTCTTGGCGGTCGATTGCTTCTTCAATTTCACGTTTTCTCCAATTCATTCCATAGGCTCCTTTATGTCTATTCCGTTTGTTGCTGACCACATGAGCAACCACTCGATGAATTCAGCGCCCTGTGCTTTACTCAATTTACGGGACTGTATTCCAAGTTGAACAACCCTAAGACCATCCAAACTAGGAGCGATGCCACCGTCCATTGAACCGCTATCCTTTGCCCATTGCTCGAGGAGAAATCTCTTCCAACTCTCCGTGTCCCATTGCGCACCAGCGTGTTCTGCCTGCTTCGCAATCTGACCAATGATGGCGTGGAACTTTTTGTTCTGAGGGTCGCTGCGGTTCTCTTCTGTGACTTCAAGAACAATTTTCTTTCCCCCATCGAGTGCTTGCTTTACCTTTTCCCACACCGCCAGCATGACGGCATGGGCTTGGGTCTTTTCGTAAAGTTTGTATTTCACAGGTTCTGTGCCACGCATTCAGCATATCCGCTGATGTCATGCCAATGGTCGTGATGGTCAGGATTACCATTCAAGATGCGCGCAATCTTGTGTGCAATCATCTCCAGCCCCTCGATCTGGTCAGGAGCAAGCTCAAGCAAGCCATGCTCACGCATCACAGCCTTCAATTGCTGACTAATGACAGCGTGTGTTGCGAAATCGCCATGGGTCTTTTGGCGCTGTTTTAGAGTCTTCTGTATTGTCATAACATCTCCACGATGAGTTTTGCAGTTTTGCGAGTGCCAACCTCTCGGCTGACGGTGATGGGGTGAAAGAACTTGTCGTTCACCATCAAAGCATCAGACAAACCATCAAGCGCAGCTTTCGATGCGGCAAGGCAGTTATCCAAGTCTCTGAATCTTTTGTCGGGCATCACAAAGGTAAGTTTCAAATGAACATCACCACCATCATGCGCCCAAGTTTTCAATTGATGTTTTGCCAACCACGCAGACGTTTGGCGATAGTTGCCACGAACTTGATGCAGCTTTGTCCAATGAGTTCCCTTGGCTCGGTTTGGAAATAGCTCGGAAGGCGGGAAATCAAGTTCTATTTTCACTTTGCGCTTTCATGCGTTGTCTCAAATCCAAAGTAGCGGACTCGCCTCTGATTTTGCGCAAGCCCTCTAACATTTCCGCCCACCAAGCTGCTGCTGCGCTTGAGCCATGCTTCGATGTCTTCTCTTTGTACCGGCGTATCCATTCTCGGGCTTCGCAGTTTTTCATGTGTTCTATCATCTCGGGCGTTATCGGGTTGACGTAGTTCGAGGGTCTTTGCAATGGCGGACCATACAGACGAGCCGTTTCTTTTTGTTTTCTTGCCATACATCACAGCACCTGCTTGTTAAGGATTCGGGACATTTGTTGTTTGATGTTGTCAGGAATTGGCGCAGCTTTCTTTCGGTCCTCTGCAATCTTCATCAAAGCCGGGTCAGGCTGGTTTGACGATGGGACGGTCACTCGGGCAATGTCGGCAGGATTGACCCGTATGGCCTGCCCAATCATCCAATCAGCCTTAAACGCAGCCCATCCACGCTCACAGCAGGTTGACATGACTTGCTCAAGGGTCATCTTGGCCTTGGCAGCTTCCCGCATCAGCCCCTGCAATGCTGTGTTGGTCAACGGGGCTTTCTTGGATTTGCGTAGGGCAACAAAATCCAACCAAACAGATTCAGAAACGCCGACAGGCGTGGCAACGACAGTTGCTTTCTGTCTCTTCTTTGTCTCTGTCTCTGTCTCTCTCTCTGTCTCTGGGATAGCAGTTTGCAAGCGTGGCGCTAGCATACCGTCAGCGCACAGGAAAAATCCCTTATCAATCAATGGCTTGATGCCATCTTCGTATTCTTTGGGAGTGATATGGAGTCTAAACACAAGCTCATCTAGTGAGCCATCAAAAGAACCATCTTTAGATTCACTTGCTAGCAACCATAGCATTGGTGCTAGCGCCTTGCTAGCCAATGGCAGGCGCATAAAATCACGGTTGTTTAAGAGGTCGCGGTGGAGTTTTATCCACGGTGGGCAGCGGTCTTTGTAGTGCTGAAAAGTTGCCCAATTTTTAGGCGTCAAAAGCATTTTTACCTCACATCTTTGGTAGTCATCACAAAAGAAACAATGGCAGGACGGTGATGAAACGCCTTTTCGGGAGCTACCCTAGCCTTGTTTCAAAAAATTATACCTCTTTGACGAAGATGCCATCTTTGTTCAGATAGCCCTTGCGGTCCTTGATTTCGTTGTAGGCCAATTCAAGGCACTCAACGAGGTCAATGTCAGCCGTGGCACAGCCCATGATGAGCGTCACCAAGATGTCCCCGTAGGCGTCCCTCATGGCGGCTACGTCCTTCTTTTCGATGGCATCAGACAGTTCGTCAACCTCTTCCAAGGTCTTGCGCAGTTGGGCCATGGGTGTGCTGTTTTGCACAATTCCGCGCGCCTCACCCCATTGGATGACCTTCATCTCTAAATCTGCGTAACTCATTTCTGTCCTTTGAACCACTCGGGCTTGATGTAACGGAGTTGATAAACACGGCCCACAGGAACGTCTTCTCCCCAATGGGAGATAGCGCCCTTGGTGATGCCAAGGATTTTGGCAAGTTTAATCGCGCTGCCAGCGAGTTTGATGGCGTCTTGTTTTTTCATGCGCCGAATTATAGTTGATTCCTCTAAACCGTATAGACCCCTCAACTTAGTCGGGATTACTTTACTCGACTGTTGAGTTGTGTATACTCCCTACCACACCCTGTATGGTGCAGGGTGAATCGAAAGGAAAAATATGAGTTGGGAATTTGATGGGACGTTCGAGCATTACCTCGAAGAATGGTCCACAGAAACATACCCCGATGTGATTGTCGGCTACAACTTTCTTGTTGGCGACCCTTCTGTTGGCGACCCAGATAGCTTTGAAATCACGGTGCTTCGTGGCAAAAAAGACATTTGGATGTTACTCAGCAATGTCGAGCAACACGAAGTGGAACAAGCCTGCAAAAAACATTTGAAAGACAGCCATGACCGAATCTAATCCATCCACACGCCGCTTCCCCCGAGAAATGTCTCGCCCAAGCCTGACCATCGAAGGCCCATACACAACCAACAAGCGCGTGACAGTCAGCGCAGAATTCAGCTTTTGGTTTTGTGTTGTCATGGCCTTTGCCGCTGGTTTCTTGACTGCCATCTTGTTGGGGGTCAAATGAAAACAGTAGGAATAAATGGATACGTTTATTTCAAGCAATACGATTGGGAAGAAGAAGGTTCGTTTGTAATTTCTCAGTATCCGCCAGAGGTGGGTTCAAGCCCTAACGAAAAATTCATCAAATCGGAAATGTTTTTTGTTCAAGTGCCAGAAAACATTGACATGAGAGAAGTAAAACTGGCTGCACTACAAGAAGAAAAGACAAAGATTGAGGCCGAGTTTGCCGCCAAGGTCACTCAAATCAATCGCAAAATCAACGAACTTTTGGCAATCGAGAATCAATCGTGAACGACAAAACCCATTACAGAAAAGCCTTTGACAGCCCGTATTTGAGCGCGGCTGACATTGTGGAGCCTACGACCCTAACCGTGGCTCGAATGGCCTTGGAAGCTGACAAAACCAAGCAATCCAAGGAACAATTCAATACCATGTATTTCGTTGAAAAAGAGATACGGGCAGGCGAAAAACTTAAACCCATGGTTCTAAACGCAACCAACAGTCGCGTGATGAAGCAATTGACTGGCTCACCCTTTATCGAGGATTGGACGGGCATTCAGGTGACGATCTACGTTGACCCCAAGGTTCGGTTTGGCAAAGAAACCGTCGAGGGTTTGCGTATCAGTCCTGTGCCACCCGCCACAAGAAAGGTCGCTGAAAAGCAGCCAATCACAGACGAGAGGCTTGGCAAAGCAATCGAGGCTATCAAGGCTAGAACATCAACCACAGAGGTCTTGCGCGGTCGATTCGCCCTGACACCAGAACAAGAAAAGAGATTACAAAATGAGCTTGCAAATTCCTAAGTTTCGCGCATCGTCGCTGGCAGACATAATGACTGACCCCAAGAAAAAGGATGAGGTCTTGTCTGTTGGGGCTGTGACAGCCATCACTCAGATTGCCAAAGAATTTGTCTATGGATATGACTATCGCGTGTCATCCAAATACATGGACAAAGGCTTGCAGGTCGAGGACCAATCCATCGCGTTGCTCAACGAAGTGTTGTTCACCAACTACACCAAGAACACAGAGCGCAAAACAAACGAGTGGATTACCGGCGAGTGCGACATCTTCACAGGCTCAAAAATCCACGACATCAAATCATCGTGGAGCCTGCAAACCTTCCCCGTTTTGGCCTCACAAGGCGAAGACAAGACCTATGAATGGCAGGGCCGCGCCTACATGATGCTTTGGAATGTGGATGAGTTTGAGATTGACTATTGCTTGGTCAACACACCCGATCATTTGATTGGCTACGAAGACCCATCCCTCCACATCGTTGAACACATAGCCCCTGAACTGCGCGTGACCCGTGTGTTTTACAAGAGGGACAAGGAACTAGAAGACAAGATAGTGACAAAGGTTGAAGCGGCTCAAAAGCTGTATGTCGAGTTAATTGAACAAATCGGAAACGAACATAAGTTTTAAGGAATCAAAATGTTGAATCAAGTGCAAGTAATCGGTCACGTTGGCAAGGACGTTGAAGTTCGCTACACAACGTCAGGCGAGGCAATCGTCAACTTCTCCATCGCGACCACAGAGAAATGGAAAGACAAGCAAACAGGCGAGGCCATGGAGTCTACCGAGTGGCATCGCATCAGCTTCTTTGGTCGTCGCGCAGAGGTCATTGGCGAATACGTCAAAAAAGGCTCGTTGCTTTATGTGCAGGGCAAGCTCAAGACGCGCAAGTGGACAGACAAAGATGGAATCGAACGGTATTCCACAGACATCAGCGGAAACGAATTCAAGATTCTTTCCCAACCCGGCAACAGGGCTGAAAAGCCCCAAGCACCAGCGTCACAAGGCGGTGGTTATGACGATGACGTTCCATATTAAGGAGTAACCATGAAAAAACTAATCGCAATCGCGCTGCTCGTTGCCTCTGGCATTGCCGCCGCATCTTGCCCAATGTCTATGCCTTATCGCTGCACAGTCGGCTTTAACGGCAAGCAAATCTGTGGGTGCGGAGTCTAATGGCACAACGTATCTACATTATCGGAACACCAGACAACAAAGTTCGTTTGGTGAAGGCAACAACACGCGCACAGGCGTTGTCTCATGTGGCAAACTCGCTCTTGACACTTCGGATTGCCAGCCAAGATGATTTGGTTAAATCATTGGGTGATGGCATTCAAGTTGAAATGGCAAAGTCACCTGACCAGATCGAAATTGAAAACTGATTAACGGGGGCGAAAGCGGATGCTTGGGAAATGTCCTTTGATGACTTCCACGTTTGCGACGAAACAAGTGCAGCGAGTAGCCCCCACCTTTTAAGAAAAGACAAGACATGAAATTCAACGGAAGTGATTACATCCCAAGCCGGGACGATGTTCGTTTGACGGGCCAAATTCTCCGAGTGTGGGAAGTTGTGCAAGACAGCAAATGGCGAACATTACGCGAAATTGCGGACCTAACTGGCGACCCCGAGGCAAGTGTTAGCGCGCAGTTAAGGCATCTGAGAAAGCCTAGATTTGGCGGTCACACGGTAGAAAAAGAATACATCAACAACGGTCTATTCAAGTATCGAGTCATTCCATCGGAGGTCAAATGACCGACCAACAATTAGCAATTTTGCTCATAATAGTGCTTGCCGGTGCAATTTTGGATTGGATTTTTTGGCGATGAAATACCTATACGAAACAACCAAAGGCGTTGTCATTGGCGCTGTCTACCTTGCCTTTTTAGGCATGGTGTTTAAGCTGCTTTACATAGCATTCATGTTTGGATGGGACTTGTTGCAATGGACAACTTAATCATGCTGATCGTCATCCTTGTGATTGGCGCAATCGTCGGCGCAGGGGTGTTTTTGTTTGTGCTGGCGCTCAAGTCTCTTGACTAGAATCAAACAATTGACGCTCGGCAGTTCTGCGGCGGACCAAGCCTTTAAGCTCTTTGCCACCGGCTTTGGTCCACGCCATAAACGCTTCTGACGCGCCAGCCCAATCCTCGCGGCCTATCTTCATCCGAATAGTAGACCGCTGAAAATTCCCCAATCCGACATTGAAGGAAAACGCAACGCAAGCGTCGAATGCACCCTGACGACCAGCCAAATTGGGAGCAAGTCTAAGAACACCACGTTCAAAAGATACGAGGTCATCTCGGAATATCTTAACGAGTTCTTCTTTCGACCAAACACGGTTGTCCTCCGGTTTCAATGGGTATTCAGGGCGCAACATCCCTGTGTAACCCTCTTTCCTGACGATGGGATACTTTATCTGGTCTTGATAGATAACGTGACCCCAACCAATCGTCCACATCGAGGCGCTGCATTGGTAGGGCTTGTCACGATACCCCTCAAACTTGTGCATCAGTTCGATGCCCTCGTTGCTGGTTCTCATTTTTTGTAGCCGCGAGAGCCAAACCAGTAGCCAATAATGCCGCCAAGCATAGCCATCTCATCGTCGCTGAAAATCTCGTTACCAATCTTGATAAGGTCATCCACGCCAGTAATCATTTGTGGATGAGTCCAAACGTAGGAGCCAAGGCCAGCATTGATGAAAACAAGCTCTAGGACGAACAAATAGGTTATGGTGGGCCTAACGGTCCCAACGTAGGTCGAAACCCACCCTGCTGCCTTTTCTAGCACCTTTGCGTCATGGGCATAGGCGGCTTGGGTCATGGCGGCTTCGGTTTGCATTGAAACCTGATCGGTGCGCAATTCCTCGATTTTGGCTTGGGCTGCAAAACCCTGCGCGGCAAGGGCTAGTTCGCGTTCGGTCTGAATCCGAGCTAGTTCGGCTTCGTGCTTTTGGTCCTGCTTTGACTGAAAAAGCTCAATGAATTTTGGCAAGGCCGACAACAGCAGACCGCCAAGGGTAGAAATTAAAGACAGCATTATTCTTCCTTCTCGGGAGTTGGTTCAATTTTCTGTCTTGTCTTCTTTTCAATTTGCTCGGCGCGCTGGAGGATAACCTCGGCCTTGCGAACACGATTGTCTGCGTAAAGTGCTGACCAAATGGAAAATCCAAGCAGCATTAGCAGCAGCGTGACAATGATGACCCACCAATAGAATTCTTTCATAGAACGGAAAACAACGCCATCATCCACAGGCCGACTACCGTTACCACTATTGCGTAACCCAACTTGGCGACCTTGATTTGTTGGCGGTATTCTCGTTGCCATTTTGCGTCTATTTCCTGTTTGCGTTTCAACGCCCTGTCAAACTCTCGCTCTTCGAGAATCTGGTCATACATCTTGAGAAAACGACTGTAAATGCTTTGCAACCCAATTTCTTTGGGTGTATAAATCATGGTTTCCCTGATTTGCACAGTCATTTGTTCAAGCTGCATTTCAATTTGTATCCTGTCTAGTGCCGCGCCCTCGATGTCCGTGGTTGTCTTGGATTCCTCTTCTAAGTCGCGGCAATACTCTTGAAGTTGCCTGCGAATTTCAAAGAAGGTTTTAAGCTGCTCACAAATCTGGTGTATGGCTTGAGTTTGGTATTCTTCATACGTCAGTTGCTCAACAGGCTTTGGCTTGTATTGAACTTGTCTCTTCGATACCGATTTCTCAGCAATTTTTGCAACGGGCTTTTCTTGCTTATTTGACGTTTTAGACCCGAATAGTCCAGCAATCCAATTCCAAAGCCCTGCAATCTCCGAATAGATAGCTTTTGCGTCACCGACCGCCTGCTCGATTGAGGCTTTTGTTTTTGCAATTTCAGTTTTGCCCTGAGACAACATCTCACAACCGCTGCGTATTGCAGCAACCGTGGCCTGCGCCGCCATGAGAAGGCTGAATGGGTCCACATCACTTTATGTGCGTCATCAGGGCAAAAACAGCGCCAGCCATGCCCAAAATCATTGAGCCAGCCGAAGCTATCATTATTGTTTCCATGCGCTTCAAACGGGCGTTGCTGCCACGGAACTGAGCATCCATCGAGTCGTTGGTATTTTTCAGTTGAAGCTGGATGTTTTCATACCGAAGAGCGCAAATCTCTTCGTGTTTCTCCAGCCTTGCATCCGTGGCGTCAATCGTGGTCATTTGAATCTTGGGCCATTCAGCCAAATGGTTGCAGACTTGCGCAGACCAGAAATCACCGGCGTCACGCGATGTTCAAGGATAGATGGAAACGCAATGATTGTTCCCTTTTCCAATGGGGCATCGTATTCGCTGTAAAGGCGCATTTGAAATTGACCGCCTTTAAACTCGGTCACATCGTTCATCAGGCAAACGGCGGTGACTTTGCGATCTGTTGGCGCGCCGGACAAGGCAAAAGTGTCTGTGTGCCATTTGTAATGTTGCTCCGGCCCATATTCAGCATATTGCAGGCACTCATGGAACGTAATGTCATAGTCCCATTTGCACTCTCGGTTGGCTTTCATGGCGTGTTCCAGCAAGATGCCAGCAAACCAAAAACCATCTTCAGCAAAACGAACCGTTGTGTCTCGATGGTCGTGTTTTATGTCAGCGCCATCAATGCCCATGGAAGCATCTCTAGATGGCAGCATTTCAAGCTCAGAACAAGCGGCATCACAAATTTGTGACGGGACTTTTCCCAAATACCAAATAGGAAGATGAGTCATGGATGCAAAGCCTTTAATTCTTCAAGTGTTAAGCAAGAATCAACAAGGTTTGTTATGTCTCTAAGCCTTTGTTTTTCGGCAACAATCAAAGATGTATCTGCGCCAGTTTCAAGCGCACGTTGAAAAGCAACGTCTTGTGCGGTCAACAATGGTTCGCGTTCTAGACGTAAACGTGCTTTTGTTATCTCTTGTGCTTTGGAAAAATTAACAGTAATCACACCGTCTGTTTGTTCCCATGCGTCAAAGAAGTCGTTATGTTGCAAAGGTAAAGCATCTCTTGAAACAATAAAACTTTGCACCCCATTTGGTATGTCAGATAGCTGAACCTGCTCAATAGATTTCTCTCCTGTCGGTATGGTTACACACACGTTACCGTCAGCTGTTGTGTGGATGATTACGTTTGCGTTTGACATATTTTTACCTGAAAGCAGCAAAGGAGTAGTTGGTTGCATCGGTTGAACCTCCCATTGAGACGGCGCAGGACGAGGCTGTTGTACCACTACGCATTGTGATTGGTGAGACGTTCAAATCTGTCGTGGCAACAGCCGCGTAGTTAGTGTCCCCCAAAGAGGACGTAAAGTTAATTGCGTAGTTTGTTGCGCTCGATCTAGAAACGCTACTAACATTTAAAGACGCTCTGACGGTTGCAGTACTGCCGTTAAAGTTGACCCAAGCCTTCAAAGTTGTTGTACCGCTAGGGCCTGTTGGTCCGGTCGGTCCTGTGGGTCCTGTCGGTCCGGGAGAGCCGGTGGGTCCAGTTGGTCCGGTGAGTCCAGTTGGTCCGGTGGGTCCCGAAACTCCAGTCGCCCATGTGCCATCCCCGCGCCAAAAAGTTGATGCAGATGCACTTGTTCCGCTATTCAAATTGGTTACTGGCAAGTTACCACTAACGTGAGTTGCCAAACCAATTTTTCCCCAACTTGGGGCTACACCTACACCGCCTGAAATTAAAGCATTACCAGTTGCTACATCAGCTAATTTAGCAAGGGTAGTTGTAGTGTTTGCATAAAGCAAATCACCAACGGCATAGGCGCTTTGTCCTGTGCCGCCCGATGTTGCTACTAATGTTGCAGAAAGTCCTGCGGCTGTGCCTGTTGTGTTTTGGTTAAGCGTAGGAATATCTGCGGCAACAATTGCGCGAAATGTTGGTACTCCAGCAGAACCATTAGGCGCGGCTAAAACATAGTTTGCTATTTTGCTTGCGTATGGATTTTGTGTGTCACCATAACCTGATGCCAAACTAATTGCAGGTGTTGTTCCGCCAGTTGACGCCACGGGGCTTGTACCTGTAACGCTAGTAACGGTACCGCCAGAGTCCGTCCACGGAACATTAATAACACCCTGTCCTGCGGCATTTACTTGCAGGCCGTAAGTTCTGTTTGCGGTAGAGGTTACGGCGTTTGCGGCGGTGGCTTGTTGCGTATCAGAAGCTAATTCAATCAATCCCGCAACGGTTGATGTTGCAGGAGAATATGTTGTATTAACGCTACTAATTGTAAAGTTAGGATATGTTCCCGAAATAGTTGTAGCACCCGCACCTGTCAATGCAACAGTTTGGTCGGGCGCGGTGTTGGTAATGGTAATAGAACCAGCACCATTTGTTACGCTCACACCAGTTCCGGCAGTTAAATTTTCATTTTTCCAAACGCCAGCAACGGCATCATAAATTAATGTGTTGCCAGATGCGGCGCTTGTAATAAGCACGTTGTGCAACTCGTTAAGTTCGTAACCGTTGTCTACTTTTACATATATTGAGCCTGTTGTTGCGTGAACACGCTCAACCCAACCTAAAATTACTGTATGGTTGGGCGCTGTTGGTCGTGTAGTTGTATAAGCGCCAGCGGTTGCGACAGACAGATACAACGCTTGTCCAGCGGTTAGCGCGGAAGTGTCCAATTTATAAAGCGAACCAGACGCTTGAACCCAACCTTCTGCGCCATTAGCAATTGATTCGACTACAAAGCCAATAGTTCCCGCAGAAGTTGATTCGGCATCGGCTTTAGCTAAACGCACATCAACGCGATTGCCTTGTGCGCCAACAATATAGACCACCTGCCCCTTGGTCATTGCAGAGCCGCTACCGTTGTATGCTCTTACAAATTCTTGCTGTCCGTATTTATAAGATACGTTACCGCCTTTTAGACCAACTTCAAGCGTTCCGTTACCGCTGTCCCACGCCTCTAAACCTTCAACAATTGTAGGCGGCGTATTGGTAACGTCATATTGCTCAGACAAAATGCCAGCAAGGTTACCGCTGTCATCTTGGGTAATTGTGCCGTTTTGAATCAATTTGCCGGTTGTTCCGTCAAATCTGGCAATTGCATTGTCGGTTGAAGATGATGGTCCAACCACATCACCTGTGCCACCTAAACCAGACCCCATTAACACAACCGAACCGCTTGCGTTTTTTGAGTAAATTTTTTGGTCGGTGACGTTTACCGCAAGTTCGCCAACATCCAAATCGCCAGCAACGGGAACTTTGCCCGCCACCGACGATTTTTTTACAATGATTTTGTTTGCCATGTGGCAATCCCCTTTTGCTATTTAGCGGGACAAATTGTTTAGTATGTGCCGCCGTCTACGTTAATGTCGTATGCGGCAAGAGCCGTCAATTGACCTTGAGCGTTAACTGTTGCAACCAGCGTTTGACCGCCGCCAGTAGAGCCATACGAACCTGCGGTTACCGCAGTATTTGTAATGCTGAATTGGCTACCAGACAATGTTAAGCCGGTTCCAGCAGTATAAGTGCCAGCACCAGAAAATTGCGCCCATGTTACGGGAGTTGTGCCTAATGTGCCGCCAGCATCTACTGTGCAAACCCATCCAGTATCTGCTTCTGTTGCGCCGGTTTGGATAAATGTAAACGCCGAAATCAACTCAGCCCAAGTGTTTGCGTCGGTAGAACGCGACCAACCTGTGCCAGAAGCAACATAAATGCCGTTATCTTGTTGCTGGGTTTGGTTCTTTACCAATACACGGTCGCCAGCGGTAAGGCTTGACGCCCAATCGCCATTAGCCTGCGTTCCTAAACCCGACAAAGTAATGTTGCCTGTGGTTGTAGCAACGCAAGCCTGTTTGACGTTTAAGCCTTGAGCTACCGAATCAACGTAATTTTTTGTTGCGCCGTCTTGCGGATTTACGGGGTCGGCAAGACTTGTAAGGTTTTGATTGCCAAAACTAAATGAAGAACTTGGAGACGCCAAATCGTTTAGGCTTGCTTGCGAACCAGCAGTTGCCAAACCTTTAGCGTTAATGGTCACTTTTGTGTAAGTGCCTACGTTGCTGTTTACGGTGTCAAGCGTAATGGCAATATCGGCGTTTGCAGAACCATTAAAAGTAGCCGACCCATCAGCGTCACCCGAAATAGAAAGTGTGCGCGTTGTGGCTAATTGTGTGGCTGTTGCGGCATTTCCAGTAACAGAACCAGCAATAGGGCTACTAAATGTTTTTGTTCCGGCTACGGTTTGGTCATTGCTTAAATCAACAAACGCGCCATTACCAGCAATCGGAATAATGGATGTAGCAGAACCACCAGCCCCGCCAGTTCCCGTGCCGTAATAAAGAACATTTGTTTGTTCGTTAAAAGCAAGTTCGGCGTTTGCCAAAGTGCTTGGTGCGCCAGCGCCGCCACCGTTTGCGCGGCGTTTGATGCGAATAGTGTTTGACATTTCAAATCTCCTTAAAAGTTGCCGCCGTCAGAAATTTCGGTTTGCGGTATGTTTGTCCATTCGGAATTCAAAAACATTAAAGCGTCATAATTTTGTGCGCCAACAATGTTTACGGGGTAACCGCCAATGTCATTGTTTCCGCTTGCGCCTTGCACTCCGCGATTGATTTGAACAATCTGATTTGCAACCGGCGTAACTTCAACGCGAACATTTGTAGGCGGTGTAACACTCAATTGAATGTTGTTGGAATCTTGTACTGTGACTGTCGTGTTGCTAGGAACGGCTTGAACATTTAGCGTTGCCATGTCGCCCCCTTAAACTTTTACGATGCCATCAGAACGGACAATAAACAAAAGAAAAATAATGTTATCTTCCGGCGGCGTAGCCCCTATTTGCGGGAAACTAATTTTGATGCGACCTGAAAAACCCGCACCAGTAGACGAGTTGATTGCCATTTCAGCATCGCTATCTACCAAATTCCACGAATTATCGTCAATCACTAATGTGAAAGAACCTGCCGCATCATCGCGGTTGGTAATAGATAACGGGATTGGGGTTGGTGTAGGCGTATAGTTGCCAATGTCAAATGACAAACCGTAACGGGTATCTTGCACGTTAGACAATGTTCGTCTAACAATCTGGGCATCAATTGTTGCGCCCGTTAAATCTACAACTTGTGTGCCGTTCTCTGCGGTAAGCGTAAGATTCCAGTAGGTTTGTTGCTCGTAGACCAACTCGCCCGTGATGCAAGGATTGTTAAAACCACTCACTTGAGTGATCGAATTTTTGTTAAAAACTGCCATACAAGTTCCCTGTTCTCAGGTTGTGACGTTACCCATGTTCTCACGGGCTACGAATCTTGTCTTGTATTTTCGCAAAATATTTTAATAAGTCAATTTTATCTATGGAAAATTACATGGGTTTGCTCATAATCTGCTCTAGTGGATGTTGAACGAGTGAAAATTGTGCAACTTCCAGCAGAAAGTGAATATCCTGTGCCACCGTTAACGCCGCCAATACCAGAGTTTCCAGTTGTTGCTACAAAGCCCGAAATGGCATAGTTTGCATCTGGCATTGCTATTGTAAAAGTAATTGTAAATTGCCCGGTATCAACCTTATAAACACTCGCCACGTTTGCACTAGCGCGGATGGTCATGTTAGTACCAATCGTGCCTGTGCCATCAAAGTTTACCCACGCCCTTGCGCTATATGAGGGGGCTGAACCGCTTGCGGTGCTTAATTTTGTTGCTGTTGCAGAGTTGCCAGAACATGATGCGGCAGTTGTTGCGTTTGTTGCGTTTGCTACATAATTTGAGCCTATTGCAGATGCAACATCGGAACCGGAAGCCGAACTAATTGCGCTTGTTCCATTGCCTTTAAGCAAAGAATTGCTAGTAAAAGATGTTGCACCAGTACCACCATCGCCAACCGATAATGTTCCAATAGCGGATTTTAACTGCGAAGATGTTGCCGCTGTAAAAGCAGAAGTTGCGTTACCGTAAACAACGCCGGTTAATGAAGATACGCCAGTTCCACCGTTACCAACGGGCACGGCGTTTACCAAACCATCGGTAGCATCAAGCTGTCCCGAAGAATTTAAGTTGTTGGCTAATTGTGAAAGGTTGAATGCCTGTGTCATAGTTGTCCTTTACGCCGCGCCCATTCTCGCAAAAGTTTGCTGATTAAGCAAGGTAATATTATTAGAAAAAGCGTTTGTCAAAATATAGTTGTTTGCCGAAGCGGTATAGTCGTAGCCCGAACCTTTGGTCAATAAACAGCCATTGGCGTAGACTTCCATCGAAAGCGGGTTGCTTGCGAATGGATAGGTCGTTTGTCCAGAAGTAGAGTAGGCGGGGGTGTTGGCTACATTGCTTGCTGGAACGGCTAGGTTGTTCGGCGCAAACTGAATGACGGTAAACCGCCCCGTCATGGCAGACGGAAACCCGTTGATAGCGCCTGTGGTTAGGTCCACATCGTAATCAATTTCACTTAACTGACAGCCGTTTATAAACAAGAACTCAAACCCGTTGTTTACGGCATAAGTTGTCGGCAAGAACGATGTAATAGCAGAAACATTTTGGTTGTAGCGGGTGAACGGCGCATAGTCAGAACCAGCGGCGCGGTAGCGATACAAATCAAGTCCAGCCGTAGCGCCTGAAATTGTGGTCGTGAATGTAATTACTTTGGTTGTTTGGTTGACGCTAGACACCGTGTATTGAGTTGGGCTTCCAGTATTGGCAAACGTGATTTTGTCACCAACCGCCACTTGATTCCACGGCAAGCCCGAGTAAGTCACGGTGTTTGAACCGCTGGAAGCAATCTGAATGTTTAGCGGTTCATAGTATTCGCTGGTGCTGTTGCCGCGCATATAAATAATGACCACTTTTTCATTTGCCGCGCAAGCAGTTCCCATGACCACGGTTGTGCCAGTTTCGCTGTATTCGCTCGGGTCAAGCAAAACCCCGTCGCGGAACACAAGAATCCAGCCGACTGTGTGCGTAAAACTAAAACTGGTTTGCCCTGCTGTGGCATTAAACACCTGCTCGGTATAGTAGAAGTTGTCAGCCTCAGTAAAACCGACTACCCTGCCGTATACGTCAATTGTTAATGTTGCCGCCGAAAACGACTTGGTGTAAACACCTGCGCCAAAGTTTAAGAAGTCATGCAGGTTAACCTTCATGGACCCATCGGTGTTGTTTGTCACCGCTAAAAATCCATCGTTGACGTTGTTGCCAGTTGCGCCAGCAATAGTTAATTGACCTGTGCGAACATCCAAATCAATAAAACTTTGAACGCCGCCCGTCGGGTCAACCAAAGCAGACCATTGTGTTGAATCGTAGACAGACGTTTGTGTAGGCACAAAAGCGCCACCCAAATTTAGGTAGCCAGCATTGCCTACATCAAAACTAAATTTGCGGTTTTGTCGGTTTGCATAGAGCAAATAATTTGCTGTGCCAAACGACCCCGCATACCATGTGTATAGCGCAGGATTTGTGCCGCCGTTGGCTGTGTCATTGTTGAGCAAGCCATAGTAGGACTTGTTGCGGGGGTTATAACTGAATCCGCTTGTTCCATTAGCGTTGTCAGCATAAGCAATAGCCAGCCAACGCTTACTGTATTGGAAAGTGGTGGGTCGCCATTTGAATACAGCAGACGAGGATGAAAATTCGCTTGCGCCCAATGCGTTGACATACTTCACAGCAAAGTACCAGTCACCCTGTGGAATATTCCCGAGAGTTACAACGCCCATAGATGCCGATGGGGTGTAGGGGTTGCCGCCCGGATTGACTGCGGTAGTGCCAGCAAAGAATCGCTGCGACAAGGTTGGTGAAGAATAGGCGGAGTAATAGACTTCTGCATACTGCACGATGCCATTACTTGCCGCAGTCACCGCCACATCAAAAGATGGGACTGGCGCAGAGGATTGCACGTTGGTAACGGTAGGCACATACAAAGTGCCAAAGCCCAAGGGAGAGCCTATGCCCGTGTTTGGCGATGGAGTGAACTGAGTGATGTTCTTGTCGTCATAGATTGATGGGTTGTATTCCATCAGGCTCAATGATGCCGTGATCTGCCCATCATCGCTAAACTTCTCGGTCACTTGCGAGATGCGGAACAATTTGGCTGTCCATCCATAACTTGCATTTGTGACTGTCACAATGTCGCCAGCCTCAAGTTGCAAGCCTGAGAAGTTAATGTCTACCTTGAGTTGCAAGTCTTCACGCGCCGCCTCAAGGAACCGATTGGCAAGATACTGCGCCCGAACGCTGTTATTTACCAATGGCAAACTGATGGTTTGTTTGTTGATCGGTTCGTTGGGGTAAAGCAAAGATGGATTGATCTGCGCCAAATCAAAAGTCGAACTATTGAAAGCATCCTGCGCCGTGCTATCGGGGAACTTGACTTCTGCGATGTTGTAACTCGACGCCAAGTCAATCGGGGAAACCTGAATGGCGGAAACCATGTTTGAGTTATTGATGTCCATTACAACGTCATAGTTAGGCGACTGAACAATGACACCCCACTTGCCTGTGATCTCGTTGTATTTAATCAAGCAGTCACAGCACGAAGCCATGGACTGCATATTGGTCATAATGGTATTGTTTGTGTCGAGCGTTCCATCAAATCTGAAACGCGCTTGCGTGGCAGAGCCGCCCGAGTAAGGCGTATATGTGAATGCCTCATCACCATAAGCGTTCAATGCGGCAAGCGATGTAGAGTCAATCTGTGACGCACTCAAGCCAGCCCCATAGCGTTCCGACTGCCAGTAATCAGAGAAGCAATCTCCCGTCTTGTATCGGCTGTTTGTGATTTGGAATTTGGTTTGCTGGATGCCGGTAAGGTTTGCCTCTTGGTTATAGGTAATGTTGATAATGGCAAATGCCACATTACTCATTAACTTAGATGAGTCCCATGTGTAAACCAAACCGCTTGCCTGCATGATTTGGATAGCGGTCTGCGTTGTGTTTACGCCAGACGATGAGCCGTTGCGGAACAAATAAATATTCATCTTTCCGCTGACTGTGTTATCCGTAATGCCTGTGGACTCATCAAGCAAGCCAATGACTTTATAGGCATCAGTTCCATCAAAGATACATTTCTTGCCACCCCAATAGATATTCCCAAAGGTGTATGTATCAGGTGTTCCGCCTGTCTCTGTGTTGGTCACTTCCGCCAACGTAAGGACATAGAACATTTGTTGGTTGTCTTGGGTGATGCTCAAGTCGGTAATGATGCCGCCAACGTAGGCAGAGCCATACACCACGGGAACCTTATTGTCGCCAGCAGGGGGGATTTGAGGGCGGCTACCGGGGTTTGCGGTTGCGTCATTGGTGCTTGGGCCTTCTGGCCCCAAAGCCTTACTAATGATTGCAGACGCAATCATGTTCACAGCAAACGCGAATGCCGTGTTTGCCGCATAGTATGCAGCAAATGCTTCGTAGGCGACAACTATTGATGCAGGCATATCAGGCTACCCAAAATTCTTCTAGTTTTTCAAATCCCATTCTGTCATAAGACAGGTCGGGGCTATTGACCATTTTGCTAATAAAGAAGTTGCAAATACGACCGCTTTGTTTTAGCGCGTTCCCCTCTTTAATGTAAGCTGCGAGCAAGCGATGACCTGCTGTGCCGCCTCTGTATTCAGGCTCAACCCAATAGGCAAGCTCCGTCAGCAATAAATGCTTTGGGGACCAGCGACTTGCATGGATTCCAGCAATCAGCATTCCAGCAACGCCATCATTCTCGGCAATCAATGCAACGCCTTTGCCATGGATGATTTCCGTCAGCAAGGTGGTGATGTATTGAATATCATCGGCTTCTTGGAGAAACTGCAAAGGTGTATGCTCACGATAATGACGCAACTGCTCTATCAAAGCAGGCACATCAAAAGGCGTTGCGTGGCGGACTATCATGCTCTTTTGCCGAACTGGTAGTTTATGTTCTGAATGAAATTCACGCGATTCATGGATGTGTCGCCTGAATTAAAGAACTGCCACGAATTGTTGTTTGTGTATCTGCCAGCAATTCTGTTTTGCAGAATTAGCTGTATGGCGGATGCGGCAACCGTAATTGTTCCAACGTATGAGCGAGTTTCTTCCATCCAAGATTCTGAAATCGTGAATGATGTAATGATTCCGCTGAAGAACTGATATAAGCCGCCAGTACCGCCAGAAGTGATAAGCTGATCGTCCGTGTTGTAAAAGCCATGCCACATTTGAATCTGCGAGCCTTTTACATTTTGACCAAGAACCCAACCAAGCATCGTTGTGTCAATCCCGACCAGCGTGACAGTTGTTTCGTTAGCGGTACTTTTGATGTCTCGTTGCACATCGCCAATTTTCATCAAAGTGCCAACAGCCAAAAAAGGATTTGAGTCCACCGCCGAAACTGTCGTGTCGGATGGTGCTGTTGTAAAGCGATAGATTTCAGAGCCAGTATTTACGCGAACAAAGTCCGCAATACGAATACTGCTGGTTCCGTCTACGGGCGCTATGACATTCATAGGACACTTTCAAACGCTGAGAAGCCGCCATTCCATTGGATGAATGAGTCGTTGGCGATTGGCACAAGTGTATATGTTGGGTAATCACGCAACACCACAGGAAACGTCACACCCGTGTAGGTGTCCCCACCCATAGAAACCGTTGTTCCAAATTCTCCAGCAACTAAGCCAACCGTAGAGGTGAGCGCGTCAATAAGGCTACGATGTACTGGCACGTTAACAGTTGAACCCAAGCCTCTCATTACATCAGCGGTAACGATGTATGAGTAAAGACCAACCTGCACAAAGTCGCCAGCCTTAAACAAGTATTTGGTGCTTGTGATTGCTGGCAAAGAGCCAAGCACCAAAACCTTGTTGGCACTTGATGTTTGCCATTGACAGGAGGAAATCTGAACTGCTGTCATATCGCCTTGATATTTGATGTAGTTCACCCAACCAGTCGAGCCAAAGTTTAGATATTGCGTCAACGCTTTGTCAGGAATACGCAACTCATTAAGAACACCACGGTTCTGCGAATAACGCAGGTAATTCATTGGCTTCAACTCAAACCCAAAAGGCACAACCGTCAGAACTTCTGAGGTGGTGATTTTTTGGTTGCGGCTGACGGTCTGGCCAACAAAACGATGGTCATTTATGCCAACGGACTCGCTAATAGATAGGATGGTTTGCAAACTCATGTTATCTGCTCACAGGTAGTGATCGTTGGGCGGACTGATTGACAGCCCAAATAGTCTGTTTGTTCTTTGCCAAGAATTGCGTGGCTGACTGCGTATCTATGGCGCTCATGTTGGCAATATAAGGACCGTTGTAGTTCACCACTTGGCTTGGCTCCCCAAGCGATGATAGCTTGTCATTTGGGATGATTGTGCCAGCGGTATGTGGGACAAACAGTTCTGGTCCGCGCTCACCAACCAAAGACGGGACGCCGACTGGTGGATTGCCGCCATCAGCAAATGCCTGCATCATGTCAGAGCCAGTTACTGTGCCAACATTTACATCGCCAGAGGATGCGCCAAAGAACTTGAAGCCCTTAAACATTGAAAGCATTTGAGCCTTCATTTGTATGGCAAGCAAATCCTGAATAATGCTACGAGCAAAGTCTTTGAATGCAAACTTTCCTGTGCGAACAAAGTTGTCGATGGCGCTACCCATGCTTGAATAGATTGTTTGGTTCATCTCGCGCAACCTCTGGAGGTCAACCATTTGGTTTATGGCGGCCTCTTTGCGCTTCTGAGCCTGCTCCATTTGTTCACGAAGCACAGCCTTATCAACATCATGCAAAAGTGGGTTTGCCTGTATCTCGGCAAGCTGTTGCGCAGTCTTGAGGCGAGATAAGGCAACATCCAAATCCATTTGGGAAATCAGGACGTTCTTTTGGTAGATGTCATAAAGCTCTTGCTGCTTTTGGATTTCCTCATCTTCTGCGCGAATCTTATCTGTGTATTTTTTAAGTTCATCGCGCTGAATGTCTGACTTTTCGCGATTTGCTTTGGCAATAATCTGCTTTTCTTTTTCTTTTAGTAAATCAGCCCTTTTTATGGAAAACTCAAAACGCTCGTCAGCATTCTTCTGATCTTGCTCGTTTTTCGCCATAGCAAGCTCACGCTGCTTGGTCAACTCAAGTTGGGCAATCCTATTAAGGCCATAAGATGCGGCCTCGTATTCGGCCTGCGCCTTAACGTCAGCAATCTCCCTTGCTATTTGACGTTCTTTTTGGATGCCACCAGCCTCTGAATAGTTCTTTATTTTTTTAGTGTCTTTGGCTTTTTTAGCTGCATCAGCTTGTATTTTTTCTTCTTCTTTTTGGACAAGGGCAGCCAAACGCTTGTACTCGTCAAGCGCACGTTGCACCACAGCTTTGTCATATAACTGAGGGCTTGCAAACAATTCTTCCAGCTTTTTAGATTGAGCCTTCAAAAGAGTTATGGTTGGGTCTTCTTCGCGCCCAATGCTCTTGGCCCAATCCCAAAAATCTGATGCGGCGTTTTTGACGCCTTTCCACAGCTTTTCAATATAACCAAGGTGGGTGGCTTGTGAATCAAGCTGTTTGTTCAAAGCCTCGGTGGTGTATTTGATAGCTTCTTGAGTTTTTCCTTGCTCGTTCAAAAGCTCAATGTACTTGTATTGCTCAATCGTCAGGAAATGGTAAGTCTCATTCAGCTTTCTTGCCGAACTTGCAGAGCCATCCAAAGATGGAATAAGGGACTGAGCCACCTCAGACGCTGTTTGACCGCTTAAAGACGCAATGCGCGTGACCGTGGAAGCCACGGATTGCAAGGACACATTGGTGAATTGACCACTTGAGACAAGCTGCTGCATAGCCTCACGGACACCGCCAATGGCTGCGGAATAGTTGTCGCTGATGGACCTAGCTAGGCCGTTGAATCTAGCCTCGCTCATGCCAGCATATCCGCCAGTCAAAATCATGGCGTTATTAAACTTTTTGCTTTCCTCGGAGCCTTGATAAAAGGCCAAAGCAAGCGCACCAAGAGCGCCAGCAATACCGCCAACAGCCAAACGAACTGGCGTCAGCGCCTCGGCAATGCCTGCAAACATGGGCTTGAAACCGCCAAATTGGTCGCGCAACTGACCGCCCTGTTGGAGTAGAACCATAAGAGGGTTTTGACCGCCAGCCAAGCTGGTCACAATGTCAGTCGTTTGATAGCCAAGCGCAGCCTGCTGCTGCGGCGTCAGACCACCCTTTTTAGTCTCCATTTGATTGGCTTTTTGCGCGGCTTGGGCAACCTTGTCGTAGGCTGCTGCGCGCTCCAATAGGGCTTTCTTCGTGGTTTCTGTGGCGTGTTTGAAACGCCCCATGTCGATTTGCTGCTGGATTTCCTCAACCTTGGTCAGAGTCTTCCCGTATGAGCGAGTCGCCTCCTCCAGTTGGAGCGTCATCTTGGCTGCGTCATTGGTGTCGCGGCGAATCTCGTTTGTGAAATTCTTAAACTTCTTTTGCGCGTCAGAAAGCTCTTTTACCAACTCGCCAGAATCTAGGCCGAGGACAACGCCAAGTCGAGCAATGTTTTGTGAGGCTCCAGCCATGTCTTACACCTTCTTTTTTGCCAATCTCTGCACGAAAGCGCCCATTCGGGCTTCCATTTCAGATTTTAGTATGTCAACAACTTTTGCCCTATTTCTTTCTAGTGAAACTCGCAAATAAGGCTGCGCTGCGGTCGTTGCGTTTCCAAACTCTTGCGACAAAGAAACCGCGCTTTTCTTAACCGATACAACCGCAATGGCTGCGTCAGATTCATTTACAAAGTGCGACTGCCTATCTTTATCATTAGGAACTCTGGCGTCTAATCGGACTGTGTTTTTCAGGTGAGGCTGATGGGCTTTGTTGGCGCGTCTATTCGCGTCGAAAGGAGCCAGCGCAGTTACGGATTCCTCAACTGGCTTCATGGCAGCTTCGGCTGATTTTGTCAGGATTCGACGGAACTCTAAGTTCTCGCCACGGGAACTGATTTGGCTAGAAAGCTGCAACAGCGTAGCCTCAAGCTCCGAAAATCCTTCCAGCTTCACAATCACGATATTTTCTCCAAAAAGCTCTTTGGAACACCCTTAGATGTTGCCATGAACCCTAAAAGCTGTCTATTCTTTTGAGCCTCCTTTTCCTCGTCAGTTAAAGGAGGGATTAAATAATCGTGAGTCGATGGCAAAACGTCCTGCATTTTGTAGGGCGTTGCCTCTTTTTTCAGCTTTGAATTGATATTGCCCGTGGTGAGGGTACTGAGAGCAAGCAAAACGGATTTGTTCCCAATCATGCCATCAGAAAACATGATCTCTATATTTCGCATCTCATCGGCAGGGATTTCGTCGGGACAACCCCCGTGCGCCCAAACATACGCTCGGGCCTGTGCGCGGGTGTCCCTTACGAGTTTTTTCTTGCGTCTTTATACCCGGGCTGGATGGCCTCGCTGATGGCATCCATGATCTGCATTTGAACAGCCAAGGGCCACTCGGCCTCAATGTCTTCGTAGGTAATGTCTTCCATGGAGCCGTTTGCGGGGATGAGCAGGCGCACATACTCCACGATGCGGTTCTCCATGGTCAGGACAGCCGTGGCAAGCTCTTTGGTGGACTTGCCGTTGATGATAACATCATCTCCCTTGACCTCGATGCCAGCCTCGGGCATATCAACCAAATCAGAGGTCATCTCTTTGAATCGAGCCTCAAGTTTGGCAGGGTCAATGTCTGTTACGCGCTTTTGTAGGGCGTTAAGTTCTGCGGTCAGGGGAACGCGAACCTTAAATTCAAATCCACCGGCGGTGAATGTTCGAGTGCGAATTTGCGAAAGCGCAGTCTCGTATTTCTTGCCAAATGCGGCAGAAAGTTTTGTCATATCGTGTCCTTTATTTTGCTTTGATGATCTTGTGGAAAATCTCTTCGTTTAGCGCAATAGCATACTGCACCGCCTCTTGAGGGGTGAGTTTGTCTGCGTGGTGGATTGCAATACTATGAGCCAAAGCGATAGCTGTGATTCGCTGCTGCTGAAACCCAAACCAATCCTTGCGAGAATCGGCTTGGGTTACTAGAAAGCTCAATAGGTCATTACTGTCTTTTATCTGTACTGTCATGTTTTGTTGATTATGCGTTGTTTGACCAACCGTAGCTGTTGCCACCAACGGGGTGGATGGTGAAGTTGAATTTGCCTTCGGCAGATGGAGACATATCCCAAGACATACCGCCAACCATGCCGTTGAATGCGTAGGCAACTGTATCTGTACCGTCATACACGGCAACCACATAGGTGCGCACGATTGTGCCGTTGTAACCGTCTGCGCGAATTAGCAATTGAGCAGTATTGGCGGGATTCCATGCAGCAGTCACAGCCAAAGATGTCACTTGGTTTTGAGTGGTGATCTTTGCGCCAGTACGAGCGCCAGCCACAGAGTATGCAGCCACAGCGTCATCAGCGCCGAATGCAGGGATAGCTTCCACGGGGACTTGGATACCATCAGTACCAGTACCGCCGGCGGCTGTACCGATAATGTCAGCAACTTGACCAGTCCAAGTAGACAACTGAGCGTCAGTCAATGGAGTTGGTGTAGCACCAGTTTGACACCACAGGGTTGCAACGTAACCGGGTAAGACTTTGTTGATAAGAGCCATTTGGATTTCTCCTGAAAAAAAAGTTAATTGGTCTGTCTTATGCTGGAACGTCTATGACGCAATCTAAAAAGATTTGTGCCATATTTTGCTCGTTGTCATAGCTGTTGTAAAGCCAATATACATCGGCCTTTGCAATGAAAAACCCGTCTGAGGGGCTTCCAAACTGTCCGCTATAACCGTGAAGTGATTGTAATATCTGATTGGAAATAGCGAAACCATCTTCAATCACTTGAGTGAAGATGGAAATCTGAAACACAGGTCGGTCAATACCCTTGTTGCTCTGCGTCTGGCCCGTGTATACGGGTTGATGAATATTGCGAATATTCCAAGTAATGAACTTGGGCTGAGTCGCAAAATTGCGGTTAAACGAGGCGTAGACAGGCACAGGACTGACAATTTGACTCAGTTGATACTGAATCGCTTTGCCATACTGGACGGGGTTAAGCTGTGTCGTCATGTTGCGGTCGATGGGTCAGAGCGATAGCACAAGAACATCACGGTCATACGGTCATTGGCTTCCCGAACATCGGTAATCCGCCAATCGTTTCCACGCCAAGTGATTGAATACAAATTCTGGCTGTCCACAATCTGCTTCATGTTGGGCGTGTAATTGAACGTGAAGTTCACCAAATCTTGATACAAACGATACTTCTCAGCAATCTTGACACTATTTGCAACGTCAGCCACCCGAGCGCGCGTGTCAAACCATTTGGTTTGCACAGTCTCACCTTCACCAAAATCGCTCTTGGCAAAGGTCAGATTGTTGATGGCGACATTCTCAAAACGTGCAATTGCCATTTACATCACCAGAGGCTTGTAAGGACGCAGCAAGACATCAACACCCAAGGGAATGCGATGCTGGATTGGCCCTGTTGTTTCGCTACGGTTGTTGTAAAGATGCGTCAGCCAAAGCAATCCAGCCTGCTGAATTACAGGATATGACGCCAAAGGATTGGCGGCTGTTGTGTATTCGCAATACACAGGGCTTGTCATTGAGCTATTGAGGTTTGTCGGCAAATTGGCAATGACCACTTTGTTACCAGAAGGGTCATAGTAATACTGATTGACAGGCACAACATTCAGCGTTGGCGGATTGTTGTCGTCCCAATATTTCACGGCATTTATAGTCACGCCCGGCAGCGCAGGATTGAAGTTTTGGCTTACGGCAGGCAAATCCAAGGTCAATGGAGTTCCATACAAGCTCGATGCGTTATACCAAACGCGATATGAGGTGGGGAAAATGGACATTCCGAGGTAATCCTCGATTGCCATGCGAACCGCCACCTCTAGGCCAGATAAATAGTTATCTTGGCTTTCATCGTCAAATAGGTTTAACTGCTGAGTGATTTGTTCAAGAGTCAGCCAAGCAGTTGCAACGTCACGATTGATTTGCTCTGTCTTTGCGTAATTAAACGGGTTGCGCGTAGGCGCACCGTAGTTCAAATAACCGAGTTGTGAATCAACGGACATCTTTTACCTCTTAGGCTGCGCTCATGCGAACGCCAGCAAACGGATTGCGGACGGTGGAAACAACGCGCTTCTCGGCGTACATGGTAATGTATCCGGGCTGTGTTTGCTCCATCATTTGAACATTCATTTGCTCTGTGTCACCGATAGTCATAAATTGTTCCCAATTAGCCAAATAGATTGGGAATGCGCTGGACATATATGGGTTAGGAATCACAGGGAAACCAAACACATGACCGATTGCTGCGCCATCTTTTTCGCCAATTTCCAAGAACAAAGGCATACCAGAAGAATCCTTCAACTCACGCAGAGCCAGAATCATGCTTGGAGCCATTTGCCATGCAGTTGTTGGCAGCGACCAATATTGAGATGGGAGGGCTTTTGCCATGTCAACCATCTTGTTGTAAGTCACAGCGGAGCCGCCGAGCGAAACGGTTGCAATACTATGAATGCCATCGGTCATCGCAGTACCAGAGGAGCCAAATGCGCTAGTAGAAGCGGATGCGTAAGAGTCAAGTCCACGCAAACCGTAGCCAGCACCTGTGCTGGTGGTTGTAGAGCCAGCTTGGTCATTGTTCAAAATCATTGATTGCGACTCTAGTTGCGAGAACTCAAGCACAAGGTCGCTAACAATCGAAGAATCCAAGCCATTCACATCCGACAGAACCGCTGTACGGATAGGAAGTTGCGCCACAAGAACGCGAACTGGAAGTTGCCAAATCACGGTGTCCACATTAGGGGAACCTGAGTTGGGAGTAAATGTGTAACCCCAAGGGTTAGTGGAATTCGCAGCGTTACCGACTTTGGCAACAAACTGCGCATCAGAGCCAGCCACAGTAATTTGGCGTGAGCCTTGACGCAATGGGTTCGCTTGACGTAACGCAGCGAATGCGTCATCAAACACGACATTACCACCAACACCCGAACCAGAACCAGTAATTGCAGAGGCTTCTTTCAGGTCAATGGTGACTTTGCCACCTTCGGTAATGGCTTGCTTAATGCCGTTCAGGATTTTTTCATTGATGGTCATGGTTATTTCCAATGAGAGTTAAGAAAGGAGGGGCGCTTGGCCCCTCCAATGGCAACTATCAGGTAGCTGTGCCAGTCGAGCGATAACGCACGATAGCGTTGGGGTCACGCACCGAGCAGTTCAAACGCTTTTCCCCGAAGAATGTGATATATCCGGGTTGTGTTTGGTCGTAGCGGCGCATCACCATGTTCAAACGATCAATGATGGTGTGACCACGCGACCAATCACCGAAGTACATTGGGTACAAGCTAGTTGTGCCAGCAGAACCTGTGGTGGTTTGAGATGGGGTGTCCAAATACTTGTTCACGACCACATCAAAGCCCAACAGACGACCAACGATGCCGTTTGTTTCCAATGGAGACATACGCTCGAACACGGGAGTGCCGTTGTCGTCCACCAAGCCACGGATTTGAGCCAACAACACAGGGTTGATGATGAACTTGGCGCTGTCTGTCCAGTATTGCTGTGGCAGAGCGTAGATGAAGTTCACAACGTCCTTGTAGGTGATGTTCGCTGCGCCAACGGTATTGCCGTTAGTGGTCAATTGGTCATAGGTTGCCAAGCTGTGCAAACCGCTTGTAGAACCAGTACCGCTAGAACCGAAAGCAGCAGTAGTTGTCTCGCCACCAGCGTAGGTAGAGGCCTCACCACCGTATTGGTTCAAACCGCGCAAGCCGTTAGAGCCGCCGTATGGCAAGCTGGTAGCGCCTTGGTCATCGTTTTGAATCATAGACAGGGCTTCGGCTTGTGCAAATTCAGCCAACATATCGTCAACCACGTTTGCTTCCAAACCGTCGATGTCATCCAAAGCGGCAGTACGGATGGGGAACTGCACGTTCAAATCTTGCAAAACCATTTGCCAGATAGAGGTGTTTTCAGTTGTAGCTGCGCCGTTGTTTTGGATTGCGTAGCCCCATGCAGCACCAGCGTTGCCAGTCTTAACACGGAATTGATAGCTAGAGCCATCGGTAGACACGGTGCGTGAAACGCCGCGCATTGGGTTAGCCAAACGCAGAGCAACGAACACAGGGTCATAAGCGGTACGACCGCCTTTACCGTCACCGCCGCCTGTCAAAGCAGAGGCTTCTTTCATGTAGGCTTCCATTTGAGCCTCATCCGCAAAAACTTGCAGTTGCTTCTCAAAAGACGATTTGCCTTCTGCGATTGCCTTGAGTTGTTCTTTAACAGAACGGTTCACATCTTGGCGAACGCTCTTGGCTTTTTCTTTGTGAACTGCGGGAGCAGGAATAGCGGCAACTTTGGCTTCCAAAGCAGCAACCATTTCGCTCATTTCGGCTTTCACAGCTTCAATGGCGGGAGCGATCTTGGCTTCAACAGCTTCGATCTTTTCGGCTTGGGCCACTTCGATGGCATCCAATTTTTCGATGATTTCTTTTGACATGATTAACCTTTCAGTCGTTTGTCTAACAGTTTAAGGAGTTCGCGCTGCGCAAGTGCTTCGAGAATCTCCGCTTCGGTCGCTTCCACATCAGACTCACTCTGTTGAGGCGCAGTTTCAAGATTCTCTTGTGCGGCATCACGCTGCTCAAGCACTTTCTTGAATGTAGATGCGGCAGCGACCGCATCTTTCTTGGACAACCCAACTTCACGAAGGGCTTGCTCCAAAACTTTTAAGTCAGCGGTTCCATCAGGACGGAAATATTCCAACTTCTGAACCTCTGCTGCGGGGTTATTTGGGTACATAACCACGGAAACTTCTCTGAGTCCACCTTTGGTGATTTGGAAGTATCCGTCTTCCCAATAGTCTCCCGAACCGGCGGGGTAGGGGGTTCCGTCTTCTTTGACCCATTGATATTCTTCGGCATAAGCCCCCACAGAAACGCCACCAAACATATTGGGACTCTCGCTCATAACTTGGTACAAGTCAGAACCTTGAGTGGTGTTCATGTAAAGGCGACCTTGTGCGGTCATGCCTTTGTCGTCAAACTCAAACGATGTCCATTCACCAACGGGAACGGCATCAGCATTGTGATTGACGAACATGGGAAGTGGACGACCAGCTTTGCTGAATTCGTCTGCCCATGTCATAAATGATTCGGGTTGATAGTTAAAGCGCCGACCATCAGCTCCTTCGCGTGGTCCCCAAGTGGTTACGACTGCTTCAATCTTGCCACTCGGCTCGTCGTTTGTTGCGCTTTTTTCGAGGACCAGTTTGGCCTCGCATACCATCAGATAGTTTTTGGTCATGGATTACCTCATCGACTTTGGAACGGTCAATGTCTTTTATTGTATTCGGTGGTCGGCCTCTTCGTGGAGGCGGCAAACCATGTGGCTTGTATGTTGCCAAGGATGCTACCACTAATCGAAAAATAAGTGACAAATTTATTTTCCAATATTCATCTTATTCTTTTGATTTCCACCACCGCCGCCCGTGTCTTGGGGTGATGAACCGGGCAAATCTTCGCTTGCCTTTGGGTCTTTCTTTAATTCGTCGCCGCCTTCAATGCTTGGCTTGCCGAGATATTCACGCGCCTCATTGGGGGTAAAGATACCAGCTTCGACAGCGGCTTTTGCGTAATTCATTTGGTCCAGCGGAGCGCCTTTCAAGAAATTCGATGTGTCGAATTGGATGCAAAGCGATGGGTAGCCGGGGAATAATTGCTGCTTGAGTTTGTCTTGCACGTTCACGATTGTTGGGTACATCGTGGACTTGTAAAACTCATCCAGCATGGTTTGAGTGTTGTTGTATTTCTGGTCTGCGATACCAATCATGGCAGGTGGAACACCAAACAAACCGCAAATACGCTTCATGGTCTGAATCTTCAATTCAGCAGCTTGCGCGTCTTGCAAAGTCAAGATGTCGATGGTCTGATACTTCATGCCCTGATCGAGCAACATACCTTGACCGGGCTTGGATGGGTCGGTCTTCTGACTGCCTGTGAGACTTGACCAAGCCTCCTTCAAACGGGCTGCAATCTCTTCGTACTTTCCGTTTGGAATAACTTGGTCGGTCACAAACATACCGCTTGGCTTTGCGCCATTGAGCATGATGAAGTTGGCATAAACGTCAATGTCGTGATCGAGCGAAACTAACTCAGCAGCCAAGATACCTTTGTTGAAACCGGCAGAACCTTGCCATGCCGCTTCCTTAACGTGCATCACCTGATGAGCCTGCAATGGCTCGTCTTTGCTGAAGCCGTATGAGGGTGTAGACAGGCGATACGATGGGTAGCGCGCTGGATTGATTGTCACGGCAATCAATGTCGAGTCCAGCACATACATTTCCATGGGCGTCTGAGTTGGACTCTTTTGGTCTTCTCTCCACCAAAGCGTGAATGCCTCACCCGAAAGCTCATACCACATCAGCCATTGATACCAGAATTCGTATTTGGACTGAAAGTTGTTTGGGTTATTCAGTAGCTTGGCGACTTGACGAGCCTTGTTTTTGTCGCGCACCCCAACCTTGTCATCTTTGGTTGCATCGAGGTAGGTTCCATTGTCGGCCTCTTGCATTACCTTGATTGGAAGTTGCGCCAGCGCGCGCGCCTTTGCGCCTACGCAGGCCATGACGGTGCTGTTGCGCGTGAGCAGCGACATATCGACCGGACGACCAGCGGTGTTGGTCGAAGAGGTCGTGACGTAGAGGATTTGGGTGTTTACTGTGGGGCGAGTGTTGCTGCCCGAGTAGATGACGTTGTTGCCTAGAGCCGTTTGACCGAAAAGCGTATTGCTCTCGTTGGCTGGTTTGGGATTACGCTTAAAAATGTCAAGAATAGCCATGGTGACTCCAGTTTTTCGTAAGTTTATCACTCAGAATAAACGGAGTCCATAAGAATCTGACACAAAAACATTGTCCAAATGGCAATGCAGAGCCATAATCATTGCAATGATTCCGTCCACTTTGGCGCTTGGGTCGGCCTCATTTTTTCTCACTTTTACGTTACCGTTTACGTCCGTGTAGACCTCACAGTTACCCAACTGCCATCCCACAAACGGGTTTCCATCATGCTTGATTGCGCGCTTGAGGATGAGTTGTTCCGCCGTTTTCGACGGGTTGGATAGAACTGCCATTCCTTGTCCAACTTTTTTGACTGGTAGGCCGTAGGAAAAGAGGTTGGCAACAAGAGCAGCAGCGTTGTAAGGGTCATAACCAATTTCTTTGACCTCATATTTTTCCGCCTCCATGCGAATATATGACTCGATTTCGTTCAAATCTGTGACGTTTCCGGGTGTCAAATGCAGGATGCCGGACGCAACTGCTTGGCTGAAAATAGGCTTGTAATGGTTCGGAATGATGTCGATTGAATCTTCTGGCAGGAAGAATTTGAACTTGGCATAGAGGTCTTCTTCGCCATACCGATGCAACGTCACCACAGCATTCAAATCTCGGCTGTGCGCCAAGTCAAAACCAATGAATGTGGCCTCGGGCTTGTCTTCCGGCATTGGGGCAACGGATTCGTCCCAATAGCGCCTATCGACCCATGCAGCGTTGGCGCTGACGTAAATGTTTAACTGCTTGCACAGAAACTCGTTGAGGGTCGCAGGCTTACTCTTGGCCTCGTCCGCCATGTGCTGAATTGCCTCGGTGGTCACGGAGATGCCAAGCATAGGATTGGCCTTGCCCCAAATGGCAGGGTCGCTCCACTCGTCGCCGGGGTCCACGCTATACAGCAGGCCAAACCACTTGAATGTGTCCTCCGCAGCGCCACGCAGCACAGCGCGGAAGTGGCTCAAATCCTCATAGAACTTTGTCTCTTTGGTGAAGCTGGCGGTGGTGAGATACATCCTTAAAGGATTCTTACGCGCACCCATACCCGAATGCAGCACCTCGATGGAGCCACGCTCGATGATTTGTGCGGCCTCGTCAATCATGGCGCAGGACGGGTTTTTACCGTCACCAGTTTTGCGGTTCTCGCGGGACAGCGCGCGGTAGGTCGATGTGGAGTCACCGGCCTTCTTCAATTCGCTGCGGTATGGAATAAACCGGCTTTGAAGCTCGGGGACCATGCTTTCCATGATGGCCTTGGATGAGTCAAAGCAAATCGACGCCTGCTCTCGGTTTGTCGCCAGCGTGAACACCTCTGGCCCAGCCTCGCCAAACAAAAGCTCATACAGAGAGATGATGGACGCCAGCGTGGTTTTGCCAGACTTGCGCGGCACGAACAGGATAACGTCCGTCACCCAACGCTTTGAGTGGTCGCGCTTGTCACGGAAGCCATACACGCCAGCCAGAAACAGCACTTGGAAGCCCTCAAGCTCGATGGGCTTCCCAGCGTCCGGCCCTTTGACATGGCGGCAGAACTTGGCGAATTTCAGGATGTGTTCGGCTTTTGATGGGGCGAACTCATAGGGCGCATCTTTGCGCTCTACCATGTCAAGGAATCGTTGACAGGCTAGTTTGATGTCTTCACACGCAAGTGTGTCCCCGCGCACCACCGAAGTGGCGTAAACAAAGGCGGGTTCAAGCAGAGGCGAATAGCTCATCTATCTCCGTGGGTGCTGATGTCTTCTTTGGGCGTCCCCGGGCCACTAGGCCAAGCTCGGCAAGGATTTTCACGGCTTTGTCCAAAGATTCGGTTCTTATCTTGTACCAAGGTGATGCGGCTGGCCCTGCGTTGTAGTAGTGCAAATGACCGGCCTCATCAATCCCCTTCTGCGCTTCGATCAAGGTTTCCATCGTGATGATGAGAACGCCAACCAAAAGCTCATCGCTTGCCGTGAGCGCGCCAGTCGAGTTCTCGACTTCGTTGCGAATCTGAGTCTCAAAAACCAGCGAATCCCACGTTTCAGGATTCTTGATGTAGTTGATGATTTGCTTGGGCGCTTTTTTCATGGGAATTCCCCCGTTTAAGTTGGTAAACAGTATAGCTTACTCCTCCCTCTGAGATACCAC